TGTAAGGCTCTATCGCTAGTTCTGAAAATTCATCCAGCAAAGTCTCTCTGAGAAGCCTGTACTTGTCTGCTTCGCGCGTAATAGCATTCCATCTCTTTCTCTCTGCTGCTTGGACTACATTTCTGCGCTTTTCTACTACAGCATCATCAACCAAGTCCTCTATGCTTCTCATCTTGATTTCTTCATCAGTAAAGATATCCATAGCGTGCGACCACTTGTTCTGCTTGATGTAAGCCTTTACCCAGTCTTCGGGTACTGCGAAATTTCTTGCTATCTCAGTAGAAGTCATGTTAGAGCCATCGTCTGAATAAGCCCTTTTCATCTTACGGTGTGTGTCACCATCAACCTTCATAAGTTCGTTTCTACCCTCTATCACAGAGATATAGCAATCAGATTCTTTATCATAGTACACTTCCATAGAAGTTACTGGTGGGGGCTGGTCTATCTTCATATCCGTACCAGTCCTCTTCTTCCAACGCATTATCTTGAGGCGCCAAGCCTCTGCGCTTCTGCTCGGGTCAATTGTGTGCAAAAACCTCCCAAATTCAGATACGCTAGTAAAGGTTTTACTTTGCGCATACTTCGCTATTAGGTCATCTCCGCCACTACGGTACGTCCCCATTGAACAGAGGGTGTACCCAACCCCTTATTAACATTCGCACAAATTGTAATTCTTTCAGTAAATTATAAAATTAGAAACAAAATTATAGGCTTGCAGTACCACGGTTTTTTTATTTCTTCAATTCTTTCAATAGTAGTTGTAGTAGGGAAACCCTATTTATTCTAAAACTATCTTTGAAGAAATTAAAAAAATTAACGAAAAGAGTGCAATATAACGTTTTTTTACTGAAAAAATAACGAAAAAATACAAAAAGAATGAATACGAAGGTTAATGAGTCACCTTACTTGTCGTAATATTGATGGCAGAGCGTAGCATATTGGATAGAGTCTTCGGTAGAAACAAAGAGGAGACTATAGCGGCTAGAATACCAACAAACAAGTCCTTTCAGGCAGTAGCAGGCATACCTGAAATTGTTAGAGACACAGAGAAACTAAATCAAGATAGCAACTATGACAGCGAATTTGATATGTATGACTTGATGCTGAAACTAGACCCAGAATTGAACGGGGCAGTAAGGGCAGTCTCTCTGACAGCGAATAACTTTAGCATTAACTATGACAAGGGTAAGAACGCACGTATAAGAAATGCTATTCGTGACCTTGTTGAAGAAACTCTTGATTTTGATGACATAATGATTAACTCTATGAGAAACCTCATGGTGTATGGTAACGACATAAACAAAATTGTCGGTAAGGCGGGCGTCGGCTTAACGGACTTGCAGAACCTACCAGTACAGCAGATAAACATAGTTGATGAGAGAGGGGGGCTTGGCTCTTACTTCGTCGCTGATAAGGATAGCCCAATCATCAAACCCGTTACCTATATGCTAAGAGAGGCCACATCTTATGAGAAGGCTATACCTAAGTCAGAGATAATGCACATCAGGATTGACTACAGAAGCAATTGGTTTGTAGACAAGAAGGGTAGGAAGACCTACGGGGTGTGGGGTGCATCTCGCTTTACTGCTTTGAAACAAGCCATACGCATGAAGTATAACTCTCTTAACAACAGAATCTCTTTGGAAGACAGTATGACTAAGCAGTACATCACTATAGACAAGTCTGCCATAGAGCACATCCAAGACCCAGCAGAGCAGCACGATAGGCTAAACACCATTATGAATGATGTAATCTCTCTGTTTGAGGGGCTGCGAGGCGACCAGATACCAGTTCTCCCCCACTACGTTGATTTGCATCACGTTGATTTGGGTAACGCTCTTCCTAACAGCAGCGACTTCCTAGATAGCATAAACGCAGATATCGCAGCGGTTCTACAAGTTCCCCGCGTAGCAGCAGGGCAAGAGAGGGGTAGCACCTTCGCTGCTACATACAATGCTAACCTATGGGCAGTACAGGCTATCAGCAGAATGCACAGGATTCTAGAACAGGCTTGCAGAGACTTGTTCTCCATGCACCTGAATCTCTTGGGAATAGAGCATAGGAAATCAGAGTTGCCTACAGTATCATTTGATGCTATGGACAGCGAAACCCCACTAAATATTATGCAAAGAGCAAGCATAGGGTATGATGCAGGTATTTTAACACTAAACCAAGCACTAGATATACTTGACTTGCCTTCGGCAAAGAAGGATGGCGAAAAGAGGAAGGAAGCGCCAGATGTAACTATAAACGACTTACCACGAGAAAATTCACAACCGGGGGCAGCAGATGGAAGAGATGAGTGAGCAGAATATTATTCAAGAACTAAATGCACGTTTTCAAGAGTTACGCTCTCTAATGATAACCATAGGTTCAGTCATTGCTATGCTTCTTGCGGGTCTGAACGAAGTAGGTTTTATATCCTTCGCAGTAGACAGCCTAGTAGATTTGGTAGAGGATGACCCAGAACTTAACCCATACGCGCTCGCGTGTGACGAGGAATGGACTATAATAGCAGACCACTATATTGTAGATGGTGATTTGTATGTCACAGTAGATATCCTAGACCAGATGTGGTGCAACAACGTGCATACTGTCTACTATAATATTACCTTTGAAGGCGAGGAGTATAGCGAAATGAGTGCGCCATTCAGAAACACCGATACTGGTTTCTTTACATTTGAGGGTATTTCCGAGGGTACGCATAGAATAAATATCCTTGTTGAAAACGGCACTATTCTACTTTATGCCCTAGAGATAATTGACTTTGAGTATGACCAGAGCGAAGAAGAAAACGCAATCTATGGATGCACCGATGCAGAGGCTCTTAACTACAACGAAACCGCTACGCACGAAGACGGCTCTTGTGAGTACGAGGAAGAGGAGGAGGAGATAACTGAGGATTGCTACGCATACATCTATGATGCAATTTCCTACTGGGCCGAAAACAACACTTCGGTCTACAACGAGTTTGACGTTGATTTCTCCTGTCAAGCAAACATTACCTTTACTCTAAAGGTTGAATTGCTAGATAGTCGCAATAACTCAATACTAGACATGGAGGATAATTTCACTACATATCATATGGAGTGGGATTCTAAATACTTAGATTTCTATAGTATAGAAGAAAAATATGATGAAGCATACGCTGTGAATTTTAATCTGTTTTACGATGGGGAGTTAGCGGATATACTATGGAAGGAAATATCGTAGTCCCATTAATGATTGCGGTGATAGGAATAATGAATTGGGGTTTCTCGCTGTGGTTTGCCAATAGGTCTAATAGAAGGAGAAAGAAGGATTGATAAATCATCCTGATGCTCATGTTATCATGTCGTGCGGATGCGGGTGTGGTGGCGAAGTAGTAGCCTACGAAGATTGGAGTGAACATGATGATGAAGAAAACGCCACAGCAGCAGAGTACCAAGGTAGAAAGGTAACTCTTAACAAGCCTTTCAGAACACCCGGTGCTAACAAGAAGTTCGGGGTCTATACCAAGAACGGTAGTGGCACAGTAGTAATTGTGCGCTTTGGCGACCCAAACATGGAAATCAAGAGAGATGACCCTGCTAGGAGAAAGTCATTCCGTTCACGACACAACTGCGATTCGCCCGGCCCAAAGTGGAAGGCTCGATATTGGTCTTGCAGACAATGGCGTGGTGGTAAGAAGGTAGAGGCAGGTATGGAAGATTACATATTTTCAACACCCGAAGGAGCAAGACAAAAATCAACGGAAATAGGTTTTGGTGGTGAAATACACAGCGACCAAATGGCTGACGGAACACCTATGTATTTTCCCGGCCCTAACGAAGAAGAGTTCCAAATGTGGTTTGACAAAAATGATTCTCACGATGCAAGCGCATCAGAGTGCAATTGTGGTAACGTAGAAGCAAAAGACGCAGACGACCCTTGCACAGAAGGATACGAGCAGTACGGGATGAAGGAAAAGGACGGTAGACAAGTGCCTAACTGCATTCCTATTAAGAAAAAAGCGCAAATGGTTTCTTTTTGTGATGAGTGTGCAGATACAGACGCTTGTGCAGAAAGCGGTGATTGCAGTAAAGGTAATGTAGAGGCCGCAGAACCCACTCCCGAAGACGGCGAGACTCACGATGAGTATATGTCCCGATGTGAAGGAATGGGATACTCACGCGAAGAGTGTATGAAAGCACACGAAGGACATGAGTTTGAGGTAGAAGGATACTACAAAAAGAAAAAGGACGAAGAGGCATCTTATGATAATTCTTGTCCTCCCGGTAAGGAGATGCGAGATGGTAAGTGCAAGACTATCGCTGTGACTCTAGATTTGGAGATAGATGAAATGGAGGCTATAGTAGAGGCATCTACAGGTAAGACAATCATTGAGATAAGAGGCGTTGCTTTCCATGAGGGTATGAACAAGAACAAGTGGGAACTAACACCAGCAGGCGCCAAATCCCTAGTAGACCAGATGGAGGGCGCTGATGTTACACTAAATCATCCCGATGCTAACGAGCATGGTCCCGGTTTTACTCGTAACATGGATGGTGGCATCAATGAATCAATCGTTGGTTATATTCAAAGCGCATCCTTCTTTACTACAGTAGGGGGCTATGAAGTGAGATATGTGGCTCATGTTATCAGACCAGAACTCTTTGAGAGTCTAGAGTCTGGCCTATGGTCGCGTGACGGATACGGAGTTAGCATAGGTGGGTCAGGAGTACCAATCTCCGCAGATGATAACGGTATAGTTTTTGATGAAGACTTTAATTTCGACCACCTTGCTATAGTTCATAGGCCCGCGTATGAGAGGGCGAGCATAGAAAGTGTAAGACGCATAGAAAAACCAGAGAAGATTCAGGCAACCTTTATGTATCATTCAGATGGTGGCGTAGATAACACAAAGGTGAAGGCAATGAGTGAAATAATTGATAACACAGAAATTGAGGCCGAAATGGAGTCTCTAAAGGCAGAACTTGTTCTCGCTTCATCCCGCGTGGCCGAATTTGAGGCCGCAGAGGATGCTCGCGTAGAGACTGAGAGAATGGCCCTAGTAGAGACGGCTTCGGAAATGGGAATGTCAGGTCACGACGACCTAAAGGCAGACACAATCCGCAGCCTGATTGCATCATGGGAGGTCGCTCACCCTGAGCCGTCACCTGTGGTTATGGAACCTGTGGAGTCAGAGCCAGTAGCCGAGACACCAGCAGTTGCTTCCACACCAGAGCACACAGCAGTTGTAGCAAACTTCCTTAACGGAAAGATGGTGGAGTCCGATGAGGGCATCTACGAGAGAGCATACAACGCATGGGCAAAGGCATGGAACGGAACCCTCGCTACGGATGAGAACGAATTTCGCGCTCACTCGTATTCAGAGATAAAGGAGATGATTTGAAATGGCAGCACTACCAGAAACAAGGAATGCAATACACGCGACTGCTGGACTAGCATCGCAAGGACTACTACTGATGTATCACGCAGACGGCGTAAAATTGGCCGCTTCTGATGATTCAGTCCTAGTAGGAGTCACGGCGGCTGAGTCCTCAAGGGACGCGGCAGGCGCTTTTGAAGGAAGCGGTGTCGGAACAGTAGCAGTTTACCCGATGGACGGAATAGTTTACGTTCTAGCAGAAGTCAAGTCCGGCGCAAAGTTTGGAATGCCTCTTTACAACGATGCAGGCGGCACAGGCTACGCGGCTTGGGCGGCTGTAGACGGAAACTCAGTCAAGGTTGGAACTTACATGGGTGAGAACAAAGACATAGCGGCTGGCGACCTAATCCCTGTGGGGTGCTTCTGATGGCTAACCAGTCACTAGAGAGCATCCTCAACGTTGAGGCAGCAGACGGACCTTTCTCCGTTGGAGATGCAGTCCTAGAGCAGACCCTAAGAGACTTCATCCAACTACAGTCCAACACGATTGCAATCGCTACTGACCTAGTAGGCGTGCGCAGCGTACCTTGGCTAGAGTTCACTTGGTACACCGGGATAAACGGAACCTTCGACTTCCCTCTAGACGATGTGGCACTAACCGACCCAACCAAGGTTGGAACGGCTAACTACACGACCAAGTTGGAGAAGGGACAAGGTAGAGTCACTTTCCTAGACGCTGTGAGACTTCGCGGCGAGACTTGGGAGAACATCGACAGGCAGCAGTTGGCTATCGTCCGAGGACGAGCAGACAAGATTGACAACAAGATTCTAACTGACCTAATGGCAGGCTCCGGTAACTCGGATGTTGCTACAGGCGGTGGAAACGCAAAGTGGGGCGGAACTTCCGCAGATGAGGAGGGCAACGTCCTCTCGGCTATGGATGCAATCTTCGCTAACGGAAAGGTTAGCGGCAACGAGCCTCTAGCAATGGTTGTCCCTGCTGACAAGAGAAGTGCTCTTCTCAACACCACTCTTTACGGAAACGTTGTTGAGTCCCTAGCAGACCACCTAGCAAGAATCGCTTCCCTGCGAATCTACTACACCAGAGACATTGGCTCTGGTAGCGCTATGGGTGACGACGCACTTCTAATGGTGCCCGGTGCTGAAACTGCTGAGTTCTTCACCTACAACGGGGCTGGATTCCAAGAGACGGAACTAACCAGAATCCCCGGTCTAGGGTTTGACTGGATGCTAACTTCCTACATGGGAAGCGTTATCCACGAACACCAAGACGACGCAGCAGGCGGTAAGAACATGAGAATGTGCAAGATTACCACAGTAAGGTGATTAAGTGGCCGGTAAGACGGCTAAGAAAGCCACGAAGAAGTCTGCGGCAAAGCCAAAGACTCCTTCCAAGGCTTCTCTGGTCAAGAGTCTTAATGAGAAGGGCATACCAGTACCGGAAGGTGCGGTTGTCGCTGACCTAGAACACAGATTATCCACTTGGACAGGCGATGCGGGTTACAACGTAAGGCTATACAAAGGTATAGGCGTAAAGTGGGCCGAGCACCCTATTAGTCTTCTTTCTGAAAGAAAGACTCTTTACTGGCTTCCGGCTTCCGCCTTTGCTGATGAGATTTTGCGTACTAAATTACTTCTGGTTGTTAAGCGGGGTGAACCCTTAAACAACGCAGTTGTTATAGACGTACCAGAGGGATACGATGGCGGTAACGACAGCACAGATTCGTGATTTGCTTAATAGACCGAGAGGGCTTACTGAAGGCACTATCAGCGAGTATATTACTATCCGTACTGCCGAAGTTGCTAAGAAAGCCCGTATAACTGGCTATGTCGGCGTAACAGCCAATGCTCCGACAGATGCTCTAAAAGATTCAGCAATCAAAATGATGGTATGTGTAGATTGCTTGAGAGTTCTAGTAGACACTATACACACCATTGTTCCTGAAAAGGAAAAGGGTGCGGCAGACATAAGATTTGCTGCACAACTAAAGTCTTTTGAAAAGTCTGCTTTAGAAGCAATGAGAGCGATAGAAGAGAAGGGTGGAACTGCGTTTAAGGTTAAGAGCACCACAACAAGAGTTGGTGGAACTACTGGTACGCAGTTAAGTGGTAACTTGCACACCCTGTAGAGTGGGTGTAAAAATGGCAGATTATTATTGGAAAGGTGGAACTGGCGGAAATACCACAAACCCCGTTACCGCTACTAATTGGACACAGACTAGTGGTGGCTCTGACCATTCTTCTGAACCAGATAGTGACGATACTCTGCATTTTGATTCAGGTGCTACTCAGAATTGTGTTTTTACAAGCCTAACTAAAACATATCAAAATATTAAAATTCATCACGGTTTTTCAAAAGTTATCACTATTAACTCTTCTACTATTACCGTCGGCAACCAAATGACTATCTACAGTACCAAAGCAATAGAGTGTGCTCTTGCTTCTACAATTAATTTTACTGCTAATATCTCTAATGGTCCCAACGTAATTTACGATAATACAGCAAGTGTTAATGAAACTCTAGGGGTTTTCAAAAACCAAACATCTCGTAAAAACATGACTTTCCACTTCAATAGAAGTGGGTCTATGGTTATGATGGAGGGTGTTTATCCTAACGTCATTTTAACAGGTAATTTATCTCCCACTACATACGCTACTAGTAACGATTATTCAGAAGTAAAAATGTTAAATTTTACACTTAATGCAGCGTCTACAGTACAGCCTTATTCTTCTAGCGCAGTATCTTCTGGCGACTTAACAAAGATACATACTATAGAAGGTGCTTTAACTTTAACTGGTACTGTGTTTAAGTGGGGTAAAACAATTCTTAAATTAGCGCCAAATGGCACTAATATATCATTGCCAAGCCACGGTAATGTAGGCACTTATGGGTCAGGTACGCCAAAAGTATTCAATGTAGAATATTATGATTTACGCATCATTCCTAAAGGTAATATTAACGTAAATTATTTTAGCCTTGCTGCTGGTGCTTTAATTTCTTGTAATTCTTTTGAGATAGATGATAACGGTAGAATATATGGCCCTACTTCTGGCTCATCTGCTGAAATACAATGTGTTAAACCACCTAAAGTAAGAGGAGATTGGAATTTCCAACATATTTCTGATTCTGTGTATAGGTCTACTACTAAATTACCACTAACAGGAGTTCCTTTTGGTGGAACAGGATTATCGGCTATTGGAGAAGCGGGACGAGTCTTAGCGGTTCATTCAAGTGGTAATTATCTAGAGTGGTCTGCTACCGCAGGGGGTACTTCTAGAACCGTCACGGTAGATACTAGCGGAGATGGTAGTGCTAACGAAACTTTAGGGGCAAGCGAAACTCTAATGCTAAAGAAAGGAACAAACGTCACCTTAGCAGAATCCGGCGGCGTTGTCACCATAAACGCTACTGACACAGATACTAACACCCAAAACGCCTACGCTATTTCTGCGGTTGATGGAGATAACACAGACGAAGAAAAAATTAGACTAACTCAAAGTGGTGCGGCGGGTAACGCAACAGATGATGTAGTTTTAGAAGCGGGTACAGGATTAAGTATTGCGCGGAGCGGAGACAAGATTACGTTTGCAAACACCGTAAGCGATACTAACACTAACCAACTCACTACCTTTACATTAAGAGGCACTACAAACACTACTCCTACTACTGTTAATCACAATGACACTATTACTATTGCGGCAGGTACAGGAATAACTACTACTTCAACATCCGATGGTACTATTACTATTGCTAATACCGTGACTGATACTAACACAAATCAACTTACCGAGTTTACCTTAGCGGGAGATAGCGGAAGCAGTCAGACTATTGCACATGGCAATACCTTGACGATAGCCGGTGGTACTAACATTGCTTCCGTAGCAAGTGCTACTGATACAATTACGCTAAATGTAGATGATGCTTTCCTTAAGAATGACGCCAATGATAGCACAACCGGCACTATAACTGCGGCAGGTTTTACTACTACTGCCGGTCTAGCCTCTTTCAAAAAAGATGATGATAGCAACGTTATACTCACAGTAGAGCAAGATGGAAATGGAGATATTGCTACCTTTAAAGGAGCAAGCGATGAGTTGCTTACTATTAGAAGAGGCGGAAGTATCAAGTTTAACTTAAGCACTGCTGGTGGAGCGGCTAGTGAAGCCTTAATGACCTACCGTGATACTGCTGGCGATGAAAGAAACTTTATGTCTATAGACGCAGGTACAGTTGTTCTTCATAATCGTGGCCCTAATGGTGATTTAGAAATTAGGGGAAACAGTAGCACCGCCGGGTCCGGTGGAGAAACAACCATAGCAAAGTTTGAAGATACTACAATCAATCTTTACAAAAATGTAATAGCAGCAGGTTCTATTACATTAGGCGGTCATGCGTTTGATGACATAGACATAGGAACTGAGTTTGTTGATACTGACGACCACTTAATGTCGTCCGGTGCAATCAAAGAAAAGATTGAGAGTTATAATTATATAACTACTTATACAAATACACAAAATGAATACGCTACTTCTTTTGTAGATTCTACTAATGATATATTATTGCGATTAACAGAAAGTGGTGCAGGTTCAGGCACTCAAGACATTAAGTTTGTAGCAGGTTCAAATGTTACACTAACACATACTGATGCTAACAACATAACTATTGCTTCTACTGATACCAACACTACTACTACTGCTGACGTTCTTGCCGCCCTTAACGCAGATTGGGGCGCAGGTAAAACCTTTGGTACTCAATC